GGCGATCTCCTCCATATCCCTCCCTATGTGCCTGACACCAGGCCAGAGCCGATCGCCGAGGTGACGATCACGGACCAGGCCGGCCGCGTCCGCGAGGTGGAGCTGACCGACGATGTTTGATCTCAACGCGGATGACGGCTCGGTCCGGAAACGGGCTTACAAATCGCCGATCCCGGAAGCGCCGGACCCGAGGCCGGTGAGTTCAAGCCGGCTCGACAATGCCAAATACTCGCGCCTCCACGGCCGTCTTGTCGATCTCTATACCCGCGAGCTCGATCGCCAGTTCGAGAACCGGATGGACCAGGCGCAGGACGCCGATTTCTATGACGGCCTCCAGTGGCGGCCCGAAGACGCCAAGGTGCTGCAGGACCGCGGCCAGGTCCCGCTCGTCTACAACGTGATCTCCGCCAGCATTGACTGGGTGACGGGAACCGAGAAGCGCAGCCGAACCGACTTCAAGATACTGCCGCGCCGCAAGGAGGACGGTACCCCGGCAGAGCGGAAGACCCAGCTCCTCAAATATCTCTCCGACGTCAATCGCAGCGATTTCCATCGTAGCCGCGCCTTCGAGGACGCCGTCAAGGTCGGTATCGGCTGGCTCGAGGACGGCGTCGAAGCCGATTCGGAAGAGGAGCCGATCTATTCGCGCTACGAGAGCTGGCGCAACATGCTGTGGGATTCCGCCGCGACCGAACCCGACCTAAAGGATGCGCGCTATATTTTCCGCACCAAATGGGTCGATCTCGACGTCGCCATGGCGATGTTTCCGACGCGCCGCGACATTGTCGCGCGCTCGGCGGCGGACAATGACGACTACATCGCGCTGGATGCCTATGGCGACGAAGCCATGGACAGCCAGGAAATCGCCATGGACATGGCCGGCCAGTCCATGACGTCCGATCGGATCAACGGCTATCAGCGGCAGCGCGTCCGTCTGATCGAGGCCTGGATCAGATTGCCGACGAACGCCCCGAAAATGCGCGGCGGCATGTTCGCCGGCGAACTGTTCGATCCCCTGTCCCCCGGTCATAAGGCAGAGGTCCAGGAAGGCGAGGCCGACGTCGTCACTGGGATGACGATGCGCATGCACGTCGCCATCCTCACCACGGCCGGCCTGCTCTATGTCGGGCCGTCTCCCTATCGCCACAACCGGTTTCCGTTCACCCCGATCTGGGCCTATCGCCGCGATCGCGACAATCTGCCCTACGGCATGGTGCGGCGCGTCAAGGACATCCAGGAGGACGTGAACAAGCGTGCTTCGAAGGCGCTCCACATCCTCTCCACCAACAAGATCGTCATGGACGATGATGCCCTGCCCGAAGGCACCACACCTGAGGAATTCCTCGAGGAAGCGTCCCGGCCTGACGCCCTGCTGCTGAAAAAAAAGGGCAGCGAACTTGTCCTCAACGCCGACCGGGATCTCTCGCAATGGCATCTGGAACTGATGTCGCGCTCAATTTCCATGATCCAGCAGGCCTCGGGCGTCACGGACGAACTGCTCGGCCGTAAGACCAACGCCACCTCCGGCATCGCCATCCAGCGCCGTCAGGATCAGGGATCGCTCGCCACCGCCAAGCTGTTCGACAATCTCCTGTTCGCCAATCAGGTGCAGGGCGAGAACCAGCTTTCGCTGGTCGAACAGTTCATGACCGAGAAGAAGGCGTTCCGCATCACCAACATGCGGGGCACGCCGGAATATGTCGAGATCAATGACGGGCTACCGGAGAACGACGTCACCCGCACCAAGGCGGATTTCGTCGTCTCCGAGACCGACTGGCATTCGACCCTGCGGCAGGCCGCTGTCGATTCCCTCCTCGAGGTGATGACCAGGCTGCCGCCGCAGGTCTCGATCGTTCTGCTCGATCTCGTCGTCGAGAACATGGACCTTCCCAACCGCGATGAGATCGTGCGCCGGATCCGCGCGGCAACCGGCCAGCGCGATCCAGACCAGCAGGAGCCGACGCCGGAGGAAATCCAGCAGCAGCAGCTGAAGTCCGCCATGGACCAGATCACGATGGCGAAGGCGATCGGCGAGGTGAAGAAACTTGGCGCCGAGATTGCCGAAAAGCAGGCCAAGATCGCGGAAATCGAAAGCAAACTGCCCTCCAACCGAGTGGATGCACAGCAGAAGGCGCTTGCCGCGGCCGTCGAAGCGATCGCGGTGCCGCCGGCGGCGCACATCGCCGATCATATTCTGGCCGAATCCGGCTTCGTCGCGCAGTCGGACAAGGACAAGGCGGCGATCGGGCTCAACCAACCGCCGCCTGGCGGATCGCCAGCGCCGGCGCCGTCGCAGCCGCCATCGCAGGAAATGTCGCCGGGACAGTCCCCGGGCCAACCCGTTTCACCAGCTTCACACCAACCGGCTCCGCTCGGCATCGCGGCGGGCTGATAGAGGAGAGACCCCATGCCCAAAGAGAGTTTCACAGACGACGAGCTCGATATGCTCACCGACGAGGAGCGCCAAGGCCTGCTCGAGGACGACGGCGCCGACGAGGAGGGCGACGACGAGAATGGCGAGAGCTCCGGCGAAGCCGGCGCAGCGGAGGATAAAGCCGAGACTGGCGAAAAGGGTGATGTCGACGGCAAAGCTGACGCCGGCGTCGAGGACGGTGCTGGGCAAGCTGAGGAACCGGAGAAAGCGGCTGCGAAACCAGCTGGCGAATCCGAAGCAGAGGATCCCGGCGCTGCAGAAGAAGCCGGCTCGGATACAAACGTCGAAGAGCCACATTCGCCGCTGCCGAAATATGATGTTCCCGCCAATGCCGATGCTCGATTGAAGGAGATCGAGGCAGAACTCGACGCCCTCGACGGCCAGGTCGATGACGGCGAAATCACGATGAAGGAGTTCCGGGCCAAGGAGCGCGCGCTGCGCAGCGAATCGGCCGACATCCGCGAACAGATGATGCGGGCCTCGATCTCGCGCGACGCCGAGGTCCAGACCTGGTTCAAGCAGACGGTTCCCGCATTCCTGGCCGAGCATCCCGAATACGAGGCCGGCGGCATCCTGCATGACATGCTCAACACCAAGGTGAAGGCTCTGCAGGCCGCGGCCGCCGAAGCCGGAAACAGCCAAACCTCACCTGCCATTCTGCGCCAGGCGCATGAATCGGTACGCGCCGAACTTGCAAAGGTCGGGCTTGAGAAGAAGTCGGCGACGACGCAGGACGGTGCAAAGAAGGAAAAGCCGAAGCGGGAGCTGCCGCCGACGCTCGCTCATGTTCCAGCCGCCGACATCAGCGATACCGATTCGGAGTTCGCCTATCTCGATCGGCTAAGCGGTGACGCCTACGAGGACGCGCTTGCGAAGCTCAGCGATGACCAGCGCGACCGCTATCTCGCAAGCTAGGGAGGACGCATTGCTGACGCTCACCGTCAATATCGGCCAGGCCGTGCAGATCGGCGATGAGACGGCCGTGAAGGTCAATGACAAGCAGGGCCGCCGGGTCCGTCTTGTCTTCTTCACGCGCGAACGGGTGCGGCTGCTGGCGGATGGCATCATTCCGCCGCGCCTGGTCTATGGCATCAATGAGGCCGAGGCCGTGCCCAGGATCCACGCCACCGCCTGATCAGCCCGTTGCGTTTCGGCGCGCTCTGCGCTATGCAAATGCCGGTCAACGCGCATGACGTGCTTCCACTCTGACAAGGAGCACGTCATGGCTGGTCCCACCACCGTCGCGTTCGGCGACCCCAAAGCCCAAAAGAAATGGTCCGGCAGCCTCTTCATCGACACGGTGAAGAAGAGCTATTTCGATCGTAAGTTCGTCGGCACGTCCGACAATTCTGTCATCCAGCGCCTCACCGATCTCGAGCAGGACGCCGGCGACACCATCGACTACGACCTCTCGGTCCAACTGCGCCAGAAGCCGACTTCCGGCGACAACAGGCTGCAGGGCAAGGAAGAGAACCTCAAGTTCTTCTCCGACCAGGTGATGATCGATCAGCTCCGGCACGGCGTTTCCGCCGGCGGCAAGATGAGCCGCAAGCGCACCGTCCACAATATCCGTCGCATCGGCCGAGACCGCCTCAGCGACTACTGGTCGAAGTACATGGACGAGATGCGCTTCATCTATCTCTCCGGCGCGCGTGGCATCAACGAGGATTTCACCGAAGACACCGGCTATGTCGGTCACGCTCAGAACCCGATCAATGCGCCGGATGCGGGGCATTTGCTCTTTGGCGGCGACGCCACCGGCAAGGCGGACCTCGACGCGACGGACAAGATGACGCGGGCGGTTATCGAGCGGGCCACGGTCAAGGCTCGCATGATGCGGGCACAGGATCCTTCCACCGCCAACATGATGCCCGTCATGATCAACGGTGAACCGCATTATGTCTGCCTGATGTCGACCTATGCGGAATACGACCTCCGCACAGCCGATACCGGCGGCTGGCTCGAAATACAGAAGGCCGCGGCGGCGGCCGAGGGCCGAAACAATCCGATCTTCAAGGGCGGCCTCGGCATGATCAACAATGTCGTGCTGCACTCCCACGAATCGGTCATTCGCTTCGACGACTACGGCGCTGGCGGCAATGTGAAGGCGAGCCGCGCCCTCTTCATGGGCCGACAGGCCGGCGTCACTGCCTTCGGTTCCTCGGGCGGCCTGCGCTTCTCCTGGACGGAGGAAACCCAGGACCACGGAAACGAGCCGGTCATCGCCGCCGGCACGATCATCGGCATCAAGAAGACGCGGTTCAACAACAAGGACTTCGGCGTCATCTCGATCGACACTGCTGCGGCCGACCCCAACGCCGCCTGATGAGTGCTGCGCGGCCCTGCCGCGCAGTCCGCCGTCCCAGACACCACCGGAGAACAGGAAATGCGCTTCCAGTCCAACGCCGCCAAAGGCATCGAACCGACCCCCTATCCCGGCTTTGCCGGCCAGGCGATCGCGAAACGGTACAGCTTCTCAGCGCCGAACACGCTCGCTGCCGGCGATATCATCGAGATCGCGCCGATCCCGCCGGGCTGCCGCGTGGTCGACGTCATCCTCGACAGCGATCAGCTCGACACCAATGCAGAAGCGACCATCGCTCTGGATGTCGGCGTCATGTCGGGTGAATGGGGCGACAATGATTCCGAGCGCACCTGCGGCGCCGAATTCTTCTCGGGCGCCACGACGGCGCAGGCCGGCGGCCTGGCCCACACAGCGCTGAAGAGCGCCGTGCGCGTCGCCCCCAGCGACAAGGCCCGCTCCATCGGCGTCAAGGTCACGACCGCCGGCGCCACCAAGGCGGCTGGCGAGATCGGCATCACCGCGATCCTTGCCGCCGGGTAATCCGGAGCCCCACTCAACGGCAAGGCCCCGGCGGCCGCAGGCGGGGTCCTCCTCCCCCTCACCTGCGGCCGCTTTGCTTGATGGAGGAACGGAAGACGATGCCCCTTATAGAGTGCAAGCTAGGGCCGCGGCAGACCGATGTCGGCGGCGTGTCCTACAATTTCCAGATGGACGCGAACGGCCGCGCCGTGGCCGAAGTGCCGGATCTCCGCCACGCTGAATGCCTGCTTGCCGTCGAGCATTATCAGCGCGTGG